ACGCAACGTTGTTCCCATTGGTTGGCACTAAAACCAACATCACCTTGACCCCAGCGTCAGGTGCAGAGTCAGCAACTAACCCAAAGTTTATTTTGACTGGTTGCTACCTTGAGTCTTTGCCAGTTATTAACGCATCCCTCGGCGAGTTGTCAACCTATGACCTCACGTTCATGGGTGGCGCGTTGACAATTGACACCACCGCATAAATAACGGCTCCAAGCCGACATAGGAGAAACATGAAAATCAAATTGCAGTTAAAGCGCACGCCCGACAGCGCACCCGAGTACTACTACACAAACCTGTTTGTGGTTACTGAATGGGAACGCCTCGAGCGCCGCAACATTCAACAGCTTTCCGCAAACCCGTTGTATTCGGATTATGCCTGCTGGATGCACACGATCTTAAAGATTAAAGGCGAACAAGTTGGCGACAACTGGCGTGAGTGGCTTAGCAAAAACCCTGACATCGACATTTTGCCGGTACTGGACGAGACAGACCCAAACCCTACGGACGCGGCACCTACCGCCGCCAACTAGCAGAGATTTTGGTCGCGGTCGGTTGGTGGCCTAGCGACATTGTGTTTGACGCTCGAGATATGGCAACGGTCATTAAAGTGCTTAACGAGGCAAACAAAAAACGGAGATAACGTGGCGGAAGTATCGGCAAGGGTTGAGGTCGTCGGGCTGAAGGATGCTTTGAAGACCCTTAACAAGATTGACAAATCTTTGCGCCGAGAAATCACCAAGGACTACAAGAAAATTGTCCAGCCCGTTATTGACGATGCAAACAAACTTGTGCCTACTGGCGTCCCGTTGTCTGGTATGGCGCGCAACTGGCAAACCCGATCAGGTTTTCAGATCTTGCCGTGGATACCTGGCATGAAACAAAAGATCGCTGCCAAGATCAATACTCGAGCGATCAAAGAATACAGCGGGAACAAAACCAATGTGGGCACGTTTGCCATTCAATGGAAAGGCGCTACTGGCACCATGTTTGACACCTCAATGTCTGGCTCATTAGGGCGCGCGCTAACTGCACGCTATGGCAGTCGTTCGCGAGTAATGTGGAAAGCGTACGAGCAACGCCAAAGTGATGTCATGTCCGAGATGGAACAATTGGTCAAGCGCGTCATGGAAGAAGCGAACAGAGAGACCGCGTAATGGCAATTAATATCCCGATCATTTCAGAGTTTGACGGCAAAGGGATTAAGAAAGCTATTGCCCAATTTAAGCAACTGGAAACAACATCGGAGAAAGCCCAGTTTGCTATTAAGAAGGCGGCGGTACCGGCAGCTGCGGCGCTCGGCGGTTTGGCTATTGCTCTCGGCGACGCAACCAAGGCCGCAATGGAAGACCAGCAAGAGCAAGCGGCATTAGCCCTAACCCTGCAAAATGTGACTGGCGCGGGTGCTGCACAGACCGCACAGATTGAAGATCAGATCAGCGCAATGTCTCGAGCGTCTGGTATTGCTGACACCGAGTACCGCAAGAGCCTTGAAGCTTTGGTGCGCGGTACAAAAGATGTTGATCTCGCCATGAAGGACATGAACCTTGTAATGGACATCAGTACAGCGCTGCAAACCGATTCCAGCACGGTTGCAGACGCGCTTGCTAAGGCATACCAAGGCAACTTTAAGGCGCTTCGATCATTGAGCCCAGAAATGGCAACGATGATTAAAGAAGGCGCAAGCCTAAACGAAATCATGGACGTGCTTGGCGGAACCTTTGGCGGTGCTACTGCCAAGAGTGCCGAAACCGCTGCAGGCAAAATGAAGATTTTGACCAACTCGCTTGGCGAAACCAAAGAGTCAATCGGTGCTGCGTTGTTACCTGTCCTTGAAGCCGTTTTGCCTGTGCTTAACAAGTTCGCTGCATGGGCTCAAGACAACCCCAAAGCGTTTTTGGCAATTGCAGCTGCTATCGGAATAATTGCCGCTGCGATTGTGGCCACAAATATCGCTATGGCACTAAACCCGTTTAGCCTTATTGCGGCAGGCATCGCATTGCTAATTGTTGGTCTCGTAACGGCGTACAACAAGTTTGAGTGGTTCCGTGACGGCATCAACCTAATTGTGAACACCGTCATTGGGTTCTTTGCCGGCATGGTCAACGCTGCAATCGGCGCAGTCAACGCAATCATTAGCGCATATAACTCAATCCCATTGTTGCCTGATCTGCCAAAAGCCCCAACCGTGCCAGTACCACAACTTGGCAAAACATCAAACACGCCTGCACCTGGTCGCATGAGCATTCCTCGATTAGCTGACGGTGGCATTGTGTCTAGCCCAACTTTGGCGCTAATTGGTGAAGCAGGCCCAGAAGCGGTCGTGCCTTTAGACCGCATGCAAACAGGTGGCGGAATCACTATCAACGTCACAGGCGGGCTTGCCACAAGCGCCGAAATTGGTGAATCGGTTGTTAATGCGTTGCGCGCCTATTCGCGTAGCGCTGGTCCGTTGCAGTTACAGGTGGCGTAATGCCAGGCGTAGCCGTTGTTGATTCTGGCAACTATGACCTGCAAATTGCAACAGGATTTCAGGTTGATGCGTTTGTTCTTGATGACGCGCTTAAAGGCGTATTAGACAACACCGAATATGTGCTTGACGGCACGACCGAGTTTGCCGATGTCATGGACTCAACTATCAGCATCAACGTGCGGCGTGGTCGCCGTGACGTGGGCGATCAGTTCAGCGCAGGCACCATGACATTTACGATTCAGGACGTGACAGGGGTATTTAATCCGTTTGATCAGAACTCGCCTTATTGGGACACCCCGCAAGCAAAGCCAGGGCTTGCACCATTGCGCGAAGTGCGATTAATCCGTTACAGCTCAACCGATGTGCCCGAGTTGATCTTTTCTGGTTTCGTTATCAATTATGACTACAATTTTGCGCTCGGCGGTCTGGATACCGTGACGGTCTATTGCGCTGACCAGTTCTACCTACTTGCACAAACTTACCTAGATGAACTAAACGTCACCACAGAGACATCGGGCGAACGCATAGAAACCGTCTTAGATCTGCCAGAGGTTGACTTCCCAGCAGGCGCTCGAAGCATCGCCACAGGCACCGTAAACCTTGGGCACGACGCGGCATACACCGTGCCGGCAGGAACCAACGTATTGCAATACATCACACAAATCAACGAGACTGCCGAATTTGGTCGCGTCTTTATGTCTAGGGCTGGCGTGTTTACATTTCAAGATCGCATTGGCAACACGCTTAGCGCGCCAGTAGCAGATTTCCATGATGATGGCACGGGATACAAATTTGATGGCGTGGGCATTAGTTTTGAAGCTGACTCTGTAATTAACAGATCTGTGGTTACAGCGTTAGACGGCAAAACCGCTACCGCAACCGATGCAGGTTCTATTGCCACATATTTTATTCAGACATCAAGCATCACAAACAGCCTGCTGCACGTGCAGGGAGAAATTGACACCGCGGCGTCCTACTTGCTTAACCCAGAACCTCAAGCGCGCTACACATCCGTGGCAACCAAATACCTAATGCTGACCACAGCCCAAAAAGACACCCTGGCAACCGTAGACATTGGCGACACAATCAGCGTTGAAAAGTCGTTCCCTAGCGGTACTGGCACAACCCAGTTGGCCCAAGAGCTGTCAGTTGAGGGCATCGAGCATCGTCTGGATTTCAGCACAGGCCACAGCGTCCTTTACAGCACCGCGCCGACCACGATCGTGTACGAGTTGATTTTGGATGACGCCGTGTATGGCACACTCGACGCAGAGAATGTTTTAGGATAAGGAGAACTATGGCAACACCAACCACACTTCCAGCCAGTTTTACCGCTGGGCAGGTTTTGACCGCTGCACAACAAAACGCTTTGCGCGGCGCGTTTCGAATTTTGCAAGTAGTAAACGTGTTCAAGGCTGACGCGTTTAGCATGACTGGCTCAACCTATACAGATGTCACGGGATTGTCCGCTTCAATCACCCCGCAATCATCAAGTAGCCAAATTCTTATTATGGGTCAACTTAATACAGGCGTAATTACAGGTGAAATAGTTTTTGGCCAACTTTTGCGTGGTGCAACGGTTATCGGTAACGGCACAGGCGGTTCAGGCATAAACGCAATAACTACAAGCGGTGTTGGTGCAAACACTATTGCAATGGCAACGACACCAATTTTGTTTCTTGACAGTCCAGCAACAACATCAGCAACAACATACAAAATACAAATAAAAACAGGTGGCGCGGCCGTTGTGGGTTATGTCAATCGCCGTCAAAATGACACAGTTGTTGGCGGTTCATCTAGCCTTATCCTCATGGAAGTATCAGCATGATCGACTATTCAGCAATTCTTAGCAGCAAATACCCCGGCACTATTTGGACACTTGACGGCAACGACTATGCAGGCCTTACATGGTTAGACGAAACACCAAAACCAA